GTATACCACTGCCACCTCTAGTGTTAGACTCAATAGCCCTTAATATGTTGCTTTGTGTTTGCAATTCAGAAATCATAGCTTGACTACCACTGCCCCCAACAATAGCCCTTAATATATCGCTTTGTGTTTGTAACTCAGTAATAATAGCTTGACTCCCACCATTGCTGCTACCAGTGAAAGCAGCAACAACTGCATCAAGCTTTGTTGAGGTATCCTCGGTTGACTTTGCTATTTTAGCCAGAGGATCCATAAGATCCTTCAAGGTCACTGTTGCCAATTAGTGATATTTTTTTTATGAAATAGAAATTATTTCTAATTTATATATTTAGAACCTTGGTGTATTTATACTAGGCATAGTAGGTGGTTTAAAACTAGACATACCTTTAGTCATATTTGCTGCATTCTTTTGCATACCACCTAAATTATAACTATCTTGCGTTTCTTGATTTCTCTTTTTATCTTCATCATTACGCTCTTTAATAATTTCATTATACAACTCAAGAGTATATTCAAATTCATAGTAAGGTAGCACATCAAGCTCAGTAGGCTGAACATGCAATTTTTCCATAAGAAGTACCCTTATCTTATAAAAGCTCAGAAGAGATATCTTGAATAATGAACAGAGATTTGATGCCGCCGGGAAAGGAAAGCGGTACTGTGACCTCCGCACCACAGGATATACATGGGTATATAAACTCTGGTTTAATACCTATTTTCATTTTTTCTACAAGTCTAAATATTACAGAATATTTGCCAGCGTCCCACCCTTGAAATGCGGTCATAGCAGAAAATATTTGTTTTTCGTCAAATCCTCTCCATTCTCTTTGCACATATGGCAATATACCAAGAGAAGACTTATCCCATGATTTATTTTCTTCTTCTCTTTTTCTGGCCCAATCAGTAATACCTCTCATAACACCAATTGTTGGTGGTGCTAATACTAATTCACCATGACTTTTAGTAGCGACAGTATAACATTTATTTTGGTTATCATAGTAATTTTCAATAAGTTCATCTACTTGATTAAATTGAAGATTAGAAGTTCTTAACTCTACATTTTCTTGAGACTTACAAGAATTGGTTGTACATTTCTTTTTTCCAACCGGCATCATTAGTTTTGCTTCACCTGTTTTAAATGTAAGTTCTCTAATAGACAATAAAATATAAATTCTATCTTCCTCAAGAATATCGCGATATGAGCCGCGTTGTGTATTATACATAATTTTAGTACATCCTACAAGAATAGCATTTAATTTTTCGTCTACATCTCTAATGTTATCTTCATCAATAGTAGAGAAATCTCTAATTTCACCAACCCTAGCTGCTCTAATATGAATTTCAAAGTCATCACGATAAAATTTTCCACCTGATGGAAGATTTCCTAAATCAAGTTTCATATATCCTACTAATTCTTGTATTCTCTTAATCTCTGGATCATCAGGTGATGTAATACCCATACCTCTAGTAGGATCAACTTTACCTAAGTTTGTAACCTTTTCTTCATTAATTACTACAGCTTCTGCTTGGATTGCTTCAGCGGCCTCAAATTCTTTTTTAACGTTATCTTCGTGAGTACTCATATTATTTTGTTTTTGTTAATTGTTTTTCTGTTGTGGTTTCTTCTACGATATGTTCAACTATAACATTTCTAACATATCTAGAAATAGGAATTGGTTTTACACCAAATTCCATTGATTTTTGAATTATTATTGTGTTTAGATTATCTTCATCTTCAGGTGTTAAAAGAACTTGTAACTTTTTTGTTAGCTTCTTTTTAATAGGAATCATTTCTTGTACGCTCTCATTATATCCATATTTAGGATTATCAGATTTAAACTTCTTAATCCAAAATTCAACTCTATCCATAATAACACCTAGAAAATCATCAGTATTAAACGTTTCTAAAACTTCTCTCTTAAATGAAGTTATACCAAAATCCTTTACAGCTCTTTTAATGTATTTGCCTGTTCCTAAGTTATTAGGATTATCATTGGCTGCATATCCTATATAGGTTTTACCATTAGATATGTTTTCTATTTTAAATATGATCATGTTATATAGATTATGTATTCTATATTATATATTAGTGATAAGATAAAAAAACTGGCTTTATGCCAGTTTTTATTAAAATTTAAAATTAATTTAGATTTAAGATCCAACGTTTTCTTCAACCCAATGGTCACATCTATAAACAACTGTTAATTCAGCAGCATCAGCTGTACCATAATCAAGAGCATCAATAAAATCAGGAGCTCCAGTTGGGAAAATGTCCTTAAGTGTAATCTTTCTAAAAATATCACCAGCTCTATTATACTGAACAATAATCATGCTTCCAACATAGTCTTTCTTTAATCCCATTTCACCAGTTAATGGATCATAGATTAATTTGTACCAGTTTCTCATCATATTATAAATATAATTTTCGTTTGCATCATTTAGATTTAATGTAAACGCGATGGTAAGATCTACAAAGGTTTGGCCAGGCATACCTGCAAACGAACGATCTGCAAATTTATATTTTTGGCCTATTGCATCTACAGATGGGTTCAATGCATTTAAACCACCAACTGATTTAACATGCTCAAGTATTAAACCAGTATCATCTCCATTCGGGCTAAACAAAGTTATCTCGAATAGATTAGGCTGAATTGGCTCATATCTGTTATTACTTGCCTTTGATTGGGTGTAATGTGGTAATGGCATAGCTTAACTTTTTTTTTATTTATTCTTTTTATTTATTTCTTATTGGAAGTTTCCAGAACTAATTGCACCTGTTCTTAAAATAGTTGTTCTTTGAACTAAAATTTCCATTCCTCTTACAGGTTCAATAAAAGTATCTAGGATACCAATATTTTGATCAATAACATCAGGCGTGTTATTTGTTTCGTCCATTATATTTCTGAAGTCATAAACACCATCATCATTTTGTACACCTGATAAGAAGTTATCAGCAAGAGTTTTAATTTCTAATCTTGTTTGTGCTGTATTAAATTCAAATAGATAGTTTTTAAGAATTGCATCAATACCATCTTGGATGTAAATAACAACCTCTCTAACATTAATTGAACTTAACGCAGATTTTGGTGTTTGCTGTGCAGTTTTATTTGCAAAGATAGTTGGACCAGTACCACTCTGGAAAATGATAGGATTTAATCCAAATGGCTCTAAGTATTCTCTATCTTCTAAATCAAGATTAATTTCTAATCCTACAACACCAGTGCCGCCTACAACACCCCTACGAACACCTGCAACTAAAGACCACGGTAATGCATTTTCATACTTTGCAATAAAGTTATTTGATACATAAGCAGCAGGAGGAACATTAATGTTCTTTCCTAGATCCCTTACAGTAATGTAAGGATAATAGAATGCTCCCCAACTTCCACCTTGTGTGGTTGCAGGTAGAGAGTATCTAACAGCAGGGTTTAATGAAAGATCTCCACCAGTAGAAATAAATCTAGATGATATTGATCCAGTTATATCTTTAAATGAAGGGTTAATATTAGACTTAAAGTCTTTAGCCGAAGGCGCATTAATAATAGCTAATGCATTTTTCCTTGTTTGACATAAGTGAGTGTATATGGATTTAGATCCACTTTCTATACCATTTCCAAATGTATCAATTACATAACGAAAGTTAATAGTTTCTTTATCTGTTAAAGCTTTAAATAGATTTGTACCGCTTAATGTACCACTTAAAATGCTGTTTTGACGATCATTACTGCCATCAGGTACATGCTTGGTTGAATCTAACCTAAATCCATCTAATGTAAAAATGTTTAGGTAATCTACCCAAGAATCGATTGGATAATATAACTCAACCTTTAAAAGCGATGCTACTGCTGTAACAGAAATTTCTGATTGGCATGTTATCAATAACGCAGTAGTAGCAGAAGGGATAGTTGGAAAATCTGTAGTTGTTTTGCCTCCCTGTACTTGATTAATTCTAGTTAATCTTGATGTTGGCGTAGTGATATCACCTTCAAAATTTAATAAATAATTACCTACAGCTAAACTAGCAGCATCTGGGTTATTAGATGCAACAAGTACCTGATTAGGCTTAAGCAAAGGTTCAGTTGAGGAATCTGCTATAATATCTATTGAACGATTAAGAGATCCTTTTAGAGTTTGTACATCAAGGGTGTTTAATGGAACTGGAGCTGCATTAGAGTCTAAGAAAACTCCTGATGCAGAATCTAAATTAAATTCAGCTCTTACTGTAATATTTATAAATGCATCTTGCTGATATGGTACTATTCTAACGCTAGGTAAGAAGTATGCAGGATCAGAAATTGCAATTGTAGCTAATGCAGTAGTAGGTACACCAGTATGAATAAACCCATAGTCAGCGGCATTAAATACTAAATAAGATGTATATTGTTGGCCACCTATTGAAAACACTGCTTCATCACCATCAGTAAGAATACCACTGGAAAACTGACTATACAATGGACTTCCATAAGAGCCTATAACACTTGCAGTTCCACTAGCAGTAGGGAATTCATGAGCAAGAAAACCAAAGTCTTCTTCATTTATATAAGTATATATAGTACCATTTGTAGTTGGAAAATCTCCAACCACAATACCACCAACAGATGATAAGGTAATTGTTACTACTGTAGATGTTACATTAACAGAAAGTACTGGTACAAATTTTCCACTAATAGCACCTTTAAGATATGTTCCTACTGTAGTAGGGTTATTAGCAGTCATAGTTGCAAATGCATCATATAAAGTATTTCCAGCAGAACCTACAACTGAAATTTGAATGTTACCTCCAGTTAAAGGTGAAACTACTATGGTATCAAGTGCGCCTTTAGTAATAGTGTTTACTGTTTGCGCAGTTCTTAAGTAAGGTAGGTCAGATACAATTGCACCACTATAAGAAAGAAAATTAATATCATCTTGGATACTAGTAGCTTGTGTGTATTCAATGTTATGACCAATTAGATCAATACCACCTTTTACTCCATCAATAAGAAAATCTCCACTAAATAAGTCTTCATTTACAGCGCAGAATAATCCGGTCGTAGCAGTGTCAGCATTAATTACTTTTTCAACAAATAAATTATTGCCTAGTAGATCTACAAAATCTGGAATTAAACATGCAGTATAAGTTGCAATTAATCTTACTTCAGATTCCTGAAAAAATTCTTGAAGCTTCGTATCAGTATTATCAGAATTAAATATTCTTCTTTGAATACCTTTACTAGCATCAAAATATTGTTGGAATGTTGGATCAGCAACAAATCTTGAATATGGTGTAGCTGATGTAAAATCTCCACCAAAGTTACCTTCAATTACAAATATATCTACCATAAAGTCAGATATTAAACTGTCTTTGTTTAAGAAACCTGGAACATTAGCAGCGCCATACCAATCACTAACTGTAACATTAAAGCTTGCAACATTTGCATTTGCTGCTTTCTTAGCAATAATTGAAATTGAGTTTTGGCCTAAATTAACAAAATCTAAAAGATCATTGGTACTTAAAGAACTTAATACTGTTCTATTTGCTCCAACATTATCTAGGAATGCATCGCTATCAGGATAAAAGAATTTATCCCTATTGTAAAATTTTTGGTATTCTCCACTTGCACCTGCATTATTTTGTGCTTCTGGTGTAGCAGCAGTACCTAACTTAATAAAATCTACATCGTCATTAGAGTCTAACGCCAAAAGATTAAGTGCCAAAATTGGTCCTCTTTCTAATGCAGCTAAACAGCTTCTATGAAAATAAGAATCCTTTTTTTCAAGCGTTCTATCAATATCACCGTATACTTGCTTAAAAAATGCGGTATCTGGTACAAAAACAGGCGTGTTGAACGGACCTTTTTTAGAAAAACCTACAAGTAATCTTGTTTGGTTTGCTGGGATGCTAACAACTTGACTCTTATCAAACTCAAATCGGTAAGTACCTGAGGCTTTAAGAGAAGCTATTCTTGGATCTATTGCCATCTTATATTATATTTTTTATTTCTTTTTTTATATATCCACGGCATAGCTAATTTTCTACACAAGATCATAAATATCGTAATTGAGATTTCCTCCTTTAGAGTCTTTATCTAATATCTCATCAATCTTAGCCTGTATAGAATCATCAATGGTGTCATAGATCTCTTCGACAAAGTCAGAAAAGTCTAACGTGAAGAAAAATTCTGAACTATTTATACTTGTCATTATAAGATCATCATGCCCTAATTGCCCTGAATATGAACCATTGGGCATTTTGCCAAAAGTGGAAGCTTCATAAACCGTTTTTTTATCATTAATAATAATTTTATTCTGTGTTATGCATTTCTTAAAGTTTTGACAAAATATAGGTTTATTATCTTTTTTAATTTTAAGGCCAAAGTTTTTTATTTTTGCATCTATGCGATGCTTAAACTTAACTATCATTTCTTCATCAAAGTCGTTTCTCTGTGGGAAGACAGTTTCTATTCTTTTAATTAATTCACCACCAAACATATTCCATTCAATAATCATCTTAACATTTTCTGAATAAAACATATCAAATGCTAAAATGTAAACAGCTTTTGCAAACTCTTCAAT